TGCAAGTTTTACAAAGAAAGCTCGATCTTTTCTTTTGTAAAAAGAGTTGCGAGATATTTTAGTTTTACCTTTGTATTTGATAAAATCATAATCCCCCTTACCAAAGTGAGCTCGCATTGCACAATACATAAGATATACATCAACTGGCGTCATATGGGCAATCTTCCTTTTCTGGGTAGGTAGTTAAGGTCTGTTGCATTGACCTCAATTTTTTCTTTGAGTCCTTTCGTAATTAATTTTGCAACACTCACTGGTTCAATATTATTTTTATTGCAATAATACATTACAGCTTCCATGTGTGTTATATTTAATTCTAAAGATATTCTCTCAATCTCTAGAGAGAATGTTTTTGGAGTGTGTATTTTCATATAGTAAAACTCTCACCACAACCACAACGATCTTTTTCGTTGGGATTATTAAATTGAAATCCTTCGTTTAATCCTTCTTTCACATAGTCCATCTCAACACCATTTAGGTATAATTGGGATTTGGTATCTATGAAAATATTATAATCATTTGACTCCAAAACCCAATCACCTTTTTGTTGACCCATGTCATCATATTCAAACACATACATCATACCCGAACAACCAGCTGGTTTAACACCAATTCTGATTCCTTTGCAAGGCCTATTGTTCACACACCTCACTAAGTGTTGATGTGCTTTCTCCGTTAGTTGAATCATGTGTTTGATTAAAATCCTCTACTGCTTGTTCTAATAGTGGTAGATAGTCATACTTTTCTTTGATGAACTCTTGCACTTCACCATCTTCTGTAATGACTAAAATGACAATCTGTTCAATCTCTTGACCTGTCATTTCCTCCCACATCTCTGCATAAGCAGATGCTTGAATGTAGTAGTTTTCATTGTAAGAGTTTGTTCTGCGTGAACGTGAACTCTTAAAGTCAATGATAGACAACTTACCATCATATTCTGCAACACAGTCTACACGACCAGCAACTTTATACTTGTGACTATAAAGTGCTGATTCCTGTGCGTGTATGTTATTAACTCTAATGTTAATTGTCTTTCTTAATTCACAGAACAGTGTGTATGGAAAGAACTTGTGATCATCTTTTAAAACTGGTTCATTATTTAGATGCTTTTCGCACATTTCGTGAATACTTGTTCCACGAGCCGCAGATGTTCTAGAAATATGATTGGCAACATCATTCCCAACTTTCTTTCTCCAAGCAATTAATCCTTCCTTTTTACGATCAGACAAAACTGTAGTAATCGAAGGATAAGAAATGTCATTTTCAATTAGATAGTAACGACTTCCATCACGATTTTCTGTCTTGTAATCTTTTAACTCAACCGACAAGTCAACGTGTGTGAAGTGAGGCTGAGTGTTATCAGTCACAGTAAAATCATTCATAATATATTCCTTGTGGTTCTATAGTCTTAGTGTAATTTGATTCTCAATGACATCTAATCTTTCTTGATTTGTGGCAATAATATCAATTTGTTCTTGAATTGCAGCAAGTACGTCTGAGTGTTCACCAATACCAGCAGGATTTGCTAAATAAATTTCAATGTTTGCTTTTGCTTTAGCAATCTCACCCCATGCTTGATTTTTTAAGCCAACGACAATTGTGTCTCTTAAAACTGATTTTTCCATAATAACTCCTATGATAATTCAAAGTGTGGGCCGTCAATAAATGGTCTACGACCCTGTGAACGGCGTGTATCAATATACTCATTCATGGCATCTTCCATTGTTCCTTGCCACTTACGAATATCAGAACAAGTCCATGCAGCTCCCCATTTAATCGCCACATCTAACTCTTGTGCAGCTTGTTTCATGGCATCTGCAATATTGTCATAACATGCTAGTTCCCAGCATCCACGACCATTCACATAAGCCATTAGGTCAACTGCACGACCCTCAATATGTTTTGACTTCATTGTTTGAGATGCACCACGGGCAACTAGTTGCTCTTGTTTCTCAACTGTACGAAGTCCCTCTATTACACCGAAGTCAATATTAGAAACTTCAATTGCACGTTTGACCACTGCAACTAATTTTTCATCAACTCCATCTAGTCGATCTAAAGACCTTTGTGATAATGAATAACCCATTACTCAACTCCTAGTTTCATTTTTTCAATTAAATAACTTCTAATAAATCCTGATCTTACAATGTCACCAATAGTGAACTCAACACAATTAAACTCTTTCATGTTCTCTATAATTCGTATAAAATCGTGTAGTCCATTTTTATCAGCGGTTTTAATTAAATCTGTCTGCATAAAGTCACCACAGAAAAACATTTTTGAGTCTTGACCCATGCGTGTCGTAATTGTATCTAATTCATGAAAGTTTAGATTTTGACACTCATCTACAATTACAATTGCATTGTCAAAAGTCAGACCTCTTAAAAAAGATGTACTTAAAAAATATAGTGAGCCTTGATTTCTTAGTCTATCGTATAAGACCTCAAATGCTTGATCACTTGCTTGTTTAAACATGAATTTAACCATGTTTGAATATGGAACTTGATACAATGCAGATTTATCTTCCTCATCGCCCGGCAAGAAACCAATTTCTCGTGTGGGTATGAGAGAACGAACAATGATTACTTTATCGTAAGGTGTATCGTTTTTTAATACTTGTTGAAGTGCCAGATAAAGTGATATAAATGTTTTTCCTGTACCAGCACAACCAAAAAGAAATTGATTTTGACCTTTCTTCCAAGAACTAAACACAACCTTCTGTGCATCAGTAATTGGTTTAATATCAATTAAATCTGTCGAAGTGATTTCTGTTTTCTTTGCCATAGTTTACTCTCGGTAATAAAATGGGGAAAGTAACTCCCTGTCACCTTCCCCTGTGAAGATGCTCATATAAGAATTTATTTTGCAACCTTACACAATTTTTATTTATACTCAATTTTTCTTGAGACCATATTTTTTAGCAATTTGTTCAGTCTTAACTTGTTTACTGGTACGACTGTCACCAAATCTATCAGCAAGTGGTGTGCTTGGGTGTTTATCTGCAATTCTACTAAACACCTCTTTCATACCAGCATCTGTCCTTTGAATGATATGATCTCCAACAAATGCAGGAGCTGTAACAACACTCACTATATTTGGATTATTTCTAAGATAATCTGGTTTGTCAGCAATCTTCATTATTTTATCAAAGACTTCACCTGTATCTTTATTTTTAAATGTGTATGTTGGCATAGTTAAAGCATAGTTCCCTCAAACTCAGCAGGTAAACAAGCCGCACCATAATCTAGGATACGACCTTCCTGTTTCATGTTTTCTAACTTGTCACCGATAACAGTCATATCAGGACACTGCTCTCGGATTGTTGTCTTATGATCTAAATCACCACTTAAATTAAGTATTATCACTACTACAATTGCTATTTTCATATGATTACCTTTTTGATTACCTTTTAATACCACGAGGGTGGTTGTCTGTTTTTCCAAGTTGCAAATCTATTCTTCTCGTTTATGTAGTAGTTACGATAACCTTTTATCGGATTTCCAACTTTATTTCCGTAATCATCTGTAATATGTACTTTACAATAATCTGGCATTGCTTGTGGCATCTCTGTTAACTCACCACTCTTGATGTTGTTTGGTGGTCGTAAAAGTTCACCTGATATTTTACCAGCACCATGTTGCTTACCATAACGATAAGTGTATTCTGCAAGACATGCCATGTAAATTTTATATAATAGCATGTAGTTACTTCTTGTTTCTCTAGCCCAAACAGCACTAGGGTGATTTACATGAGATGCTTTGTATAGTTTGTTCTCTCTAGTATCCCTGAGAGTCCATCTCTTGATCTTACGACCATTTACTGTCTTACCATAATACATATCCCCATCTAACACACGATGTGCAGTAGAGAGTAACTGAGCGTACTCTGTGGGCATCTTGACAATGTGTTTATCCACATGCCACTTGGCATTTTGTATTGGATTTTCATGTAAATAAAATATGTTCATTCTCTCTCCACTCTTTTCTCATTTCAATATACACTGGGTCTTTTGCAGTCATATCACGATACTCTTTAAAAATTGTTGCTGACTTTGCATAATGTGATGTTAAAGCGTCTGACTCTTGTGGTTTGACGTTACCATTTTCATCATACTTTTTACCATCATTGTGATTTGCATATCGTCTAGCTCGTGTAAATCCCATCTCTAAAAATTTACGACACATATCCATACCTACGAAATCATTATTACTTTTGTAGTCAAGATACATTTTGTAAATGGTGTTAGCTGATGTGTGTGCCTCAGTTGGTGTTTTAAATCTCCAATGTTTACAAATATCATTTGTATATGGTCTGACCAACAAAACACCTTGCTCACCCCTACCAATTCTGTATCTTTTGTCATTTGGTGAGAACAAAATGTTTTTGTAATCTAAATTGTAGTCAAACTCAATCATAATATAATCATAACACGATTAAACATGTTTTGTCAAGTAGGTGTGTACACGACTAAGGGGCGAGAGGTCGAGAGGTCAGATAACTCAGCCGTGTACACTATTCTTTATGGTGTGACGTAATTGTCGTTCCAATTAAATGCTTCTTTCACAACATTGTGTGATAGACCTTTATATACTCGGTGTAAGTTTTTATCCTTTGCTTCACAGAGTAGTTTTGCCTCACTCTCATGAAGTCCTTCACATATCTGAATAAACATATGTTCTTTTTGAGATTGTCTAGTTGCTTGGTCAGCACCCACAATGAAATGCCAAAGTTTACGAGCTTCAGAAGCTAGAACTGTGTGTTCTGTTCCTGCTGGGGCATCATTTGGAAGGTAGGGAACTTTACCCTCTGGAATACACCATTTGATGTTTGGGTCAAATGATGATTTGAGTAGCATACGCAACTCGTTAGTGCTATTGTCTTTTAATATTTGAACTTTTTGATCTTTTGTTTTAGCCTTATGTACTCGATCTAAAACTTCTGAAAAAAGTAATGTACTGCCTGCCATAATTATACTCCTAATAAAATACTTTATTTTTTATCATTATCTTCCATTTGTAAAAATTCTATGAAGTCATTAATCACCTCAACTCGCAAGGTACGTTGATTATCTTCATCAGCAACGTGCCCCTGATCAGTAAACAAATGATCGTTTAATATACTTAGTGGGTGTTTGAGATTGTTTTGACGATATAGTGCTGATCGTAGACTTTCTGAAAGAAACGCCATATCTTGAATAAAATCATCAGATGCAATATCATAACCCACCTCGCTACAAGTATGTATAAGTTGTACCATTATACCTCTGGTAAGTTCATCAATCTTTATAACATTTTCTGCAATGTCATGGAGAGTCCTGACATTTTCTTCATGTTTAAGTTCGTCTGTGTTAGTTGTGCTCTCTGGGATTTTTACATTATCCCACGGCCCACGAATTACATCAGCCATTAATACAACCTCTGTTTTTTAATTGTAGTTTCTTCGACACGTTTTAACCATCTACGTCTACCTGCTGCTTGTGCCAGTCTACGTTTTTTACCTTTTGAAACAAAATGTTCTCTGTCTCGAATATTATTTAGAAGTCCATCTTCCATTACTTTTTTCTTGAATATTTTGAGTGCCTTGTTTACATCATTATTTCTGACCTCAACACTTAAACCCTTTATCATTTTGTGTTGTTCTTTAAAATCTTTCTGCCTTGAATTCATATTTACCTCTTTATTTGAATGATGTGTCGATTATACACCACCAATACAAGAACTGTCAAGTTTTTTTATAAATAAGATTAAAATGGAGTTATTATGGAGTTTGTTAAATTCATGTCAGAGGTTGGCTTTCCAATAGCTGGAGCCATTGCCGCTGGCGTATTTGTTTTCATTACACTTAAATTCATTCTTGCTTCAGTCACAGGTTCGGTCAAGTCACTTGTTGGTATTATTCAGGCTCTCGATAATCGAGTACAAACAATGAATAATGACCTCGTTAAGATTGACACTTTATTATCTCATGTGTTAGATGTAAAACCAAACATTGATCGTATTGCAGCCAACGAGGGAAAGGAGGATGCAAGGCGTGATTAAATTTGAGTGGGCAGAGGTCATACAAGACTTTGGATTTCCAATTATTGCAGCGATGGGACTTGCCTATTTTGTGTACTATGTGTGGCGGTGGGTGACAAATGAAATCAAGCCAGAATTGGGTAAAGCAAGTAAAACACTAATTGCTTTGATTGATCGTATTCGTATGTTAGACAATGACATGATACGATTAACCACTAAGTTGAATATGATACTAGAACAGAAAGAGTTGTTAAAAAGTTTAAAAGAGAAAGAAAAGGAAAAAGAGGAATGAAATTTTTACTACTAATGATGTTGTGCTTAGCAAGTGTAAATGCTCAACAAATGCAACATCAATTTAAAAATCCATCTTTCTCTGGTATTGGATATAGTAATCATGTATTGAGTATTGAGCAACTACAATACAATCGTGAACAAAAACTTAAAGATGACAGGAAGTCTGAACAAGCAGCTCTTGAAAGAGAAGAAGCAAACACGATTTTAAATAAGTTCTTGACTAACGTACAATCTAGAATTTATGCTACTCTCTCAAAACAATTAGTAGATAATATGTTTGGTGTTTGTGAATCAGATGACACTGCATGTAGTGAAGCTACAACAGGAACGGCTGAAGTGGAGGGTGCAACATTGACATGGGTTAGAGATGAGATTACAGATACCATCACATTAACTATATTAGATGTAGATGGTACAACAACTGAGTTAACTGTACCAATATCAGGATTTGCATTTTGAAGTTATTGTTAGTAAGTTTGGTTATTGTAATGAGTGGTTGTGCGACTTTACCACCACCACAATTTGAACCACCAACTGTAAGTGAAAATCCATTACAAGAAAAAATGGACAGTGTACCTGAGTTGGATGGTGATACAATAACAATTGCTGTTTATTCGTTTGGTGATAAAACAGGACAAAGAAAACCATCAAACACCATATCCAATCTAAGTAGTGCAGTAACACAGGGTGCAGAGACATGGGTCATTAAAGCACTACAAGAGGTAGGAAATGGAACTTGGTTTAAGGTTGTCGAGAGAACTGGAATAGACAATCTAGTTAAAGAACGACAACTAATAAGAAGTACAAGAGAGCGTTATGAAGATGGTCATACATTGAAGCCTCTAACTTTTGCTGGATTATTATTGGAAGGTGGTGTAGTGGGTTATGACACGATTACAACCGCTGGTGGTACTGGAGCTCGATACTTAGGTATTGGAGCTTCACAAGAATATAGTATTGATACTGTAACTGTGGTCATGCGTTTAATAAGTGTGAACACAGGTGAAGTATTATTGAGTGTTGCAACAGAAAAAACTATTGCTAGTTATAGATCGTCTATAGACATATTTAAGTTTTTAGACTTAGGAACAAAGACTTTGGAGTTTGAAACAGGGATTGTTACAAATGAACCTGTAAATTATGCTACAAGGTCTGCGATTGAAGCAGCTGTCATACAATTAATAAACAAAGGAGCCACTAATGGTCTTTGGAAATTTAAGGAGTAAATATGAAACACAAAAATTTATTCGTTATGGCAATTTTGCTCTCGGTGAATTCACTGTCATTTGCAAATGACATCTATATCGAGCAAATAGGTGACAATTTAGATTTAGACATACAACAACGTGGTCAAGATAACACAATTGGCAATTCAAGTACGGACAGTGTGTTGGAAGGTAGTGATATGACATTCTCAATCTCACAGATTGGAGACAGTAACGTCATTACTGCAGCAATTCGTGGTAACACTTACACTGGCTCTTGGGCAATTGATGGTTCATCTAACGACATAAACATGACTTGTGACTCAACGTCTGCAACAAACTGTGAAAATGTCACTGCAAATATTACGATCAATGGTAGTTTAAGTGACTTAGACATTTTTATCGGTGGAACTGCTGATTCTCAAGACTTACTTGCAAATATCACAATTGATGGTGATAACAACATACTTGAAATGAGTGTTGATGGTGCATCAGCCAGTACAACAATTGATATTGATAATTCACTTGGTACACTAGGTAACACTGTAAAAGTTGATATAGATGGTGATGGTGATATTGATGGACATACTCTAGTCATAGATCACACTGGTGAAAACGGAGCAATTGATGTCACACAACGTGGTATCTATGATACTACTGTTGATATTAAAACAAGTGGTGATAATGCTGATATAGACATCTATCAAGACGATACTTCAGCTGGTGGTTTATACGTTTCACCTTAATCATGACAAAATGTTTGTTGATACTTTTATTAGTAATAAGTTGTGAAACAGTTGTTGCTAGTATAGGTTCTGTAACGGAGAGTAAAGGTTCTTCCGTAATAGAACGAGATAAAGACATACTAGATGTGTCCATTGATCTAAATGTGCAGTCAATGGACACAGTGGCAACTGAAAATGGTCGAGTTCGTATTGATTTTGTAGATGATACACGAGTTGATGTTACAGAAAATAGTCGTTTAGTAATAGATGAGTTTGTTTATGATACCAAACAAAAAACAGGTTCACTTAGTCTAAAGGCAAGTCTGGGTACGATTAGATATGCCTCTGGGCAAATTGCAAAAAACTCAAAACAAAACGTAACTGTAAGCACACCAAGTGCAACAATTGGTATTCGTGGAACAGACTTTGCTATGATTGTTGATGAAATTGGTGGCTCTATGATCACTCTCCTACCAAGTTGTGATACATCTGGAATGTGTGTGGTTGGTGAGATTGTTGTTGAAAGTGATGTTGGTCAAGTAATTATGAATCAAGCATTTCAAACAACTGTGGTATCCTCATCTGGTACACCACCAAGTCCACCTGTTGTTTTGGAGTTGAGTGAATCTGACATGAATAATATGCTAATTATTCGTAAAGCAGAACCAGCCGATGAAGATGGTTCATATAATCAAGAACTAAAAAAGAAAAAGTTTGCAGACTTGATGGGTATTGACTTTTTAGACTTTGATGTGTTAGAATCTAATCCTTTAGATGATACCATTGAAATGATCTGGAAAACAGAACTTGATAATACTCAATTTTATTTGGGTGAGTTACTTGTTGACATCATGGAACAAATTAATCGAGCTCTTGCAGCTTTACTAAGAAATGAATTTTCAAAGCAAGAATTCTTGTTAAGTTTTGAAGATGAAGGTTTTAACTCTGAGACAGGAACATCACTAGAAATTGATGGTGGGTTTTGGATATTAGAAAGATATGATTATGGAAATGGACAATACTATAAACTTAAACTAAGCACACAAGGAGGATATACCATTGACTTTTTACAAGGCGACTTTGAATACTACGACTATCGCTTGGGTGATGGGAGCAGTTCTATTTTTATCGACCAACGTGTCGATTAGTGACGATAACAATGAGGTTTCTGTTTTTCACTATGGTGATAATTTTGAATTAAGTATTACACAATATGGTAAAGGTAATTCTTATACCAGTCAATCAGATGGAATTGATGTAAAACTAAACATTTTACAAAGTGATGGCACTTCAATGGATTTTAAAATGATGTGTATGAAAGAAATGGGTTGTGCAGCTACGATGACACAACAGCAGATTGCTGAATAGTATAGACTTTAATTTTCTCTGTCTTACCTTTTACTTTAATTGTACCTAGTGATTCAAACTTGTAGCAGTCCACATTTTTCATTGTTTTCTCACCGATGACAAGAGTAGTTTGAAGTTCCTTTGAGCTACTCTCTAATCGACTTGCAAGGTTTACATCATCACCTATCACCGAATAATCAAATCTTTGTTCTGAACCCATATTACCTACCAGAGCATCACCTGTGTTTATACCAATGCCAATGTTGATTGTGGGTAAACCTTCTTGTTCTAACTCTTTATTTAATTTTGCTAATTCTTCTAGCATCTCTAACGCAGTCTTACATGCAGCTTGTTCGTGAAATGGTGTGTCAAGAGGTGCGTTCCAAAATGCCATAATACAGTCACCCATAAACTTATCAATCGTTCCACCATTTGCGATTACTACGTCAGTCATGCGTGTTAAAAATCTATTGATGAGTTTTGTCAATCCTTCTGGATTACCTTTATACTTTTCAGAGATAGGTGTAAATCCTCGTATATCAGAAAACATAAACGTCATGACTTTTGTTTCACCACCAAGTTTAAGTAACTCAGGATTCTTTTGTAGTTTTGCAACCATTGATGGTGCAAGATAGTGTTCAAACTGTTTCTTGATTTGTTGTTTAAGTTTAAACTCTAATATGAAACGATTAAAGATTGCATGTAGACCTACCAGTACAATCACAGTGATTGGCATGGTGACATCAAGTAAATATAAATGATTCGCCCAAACATATTGTGTCAGATAAATCAGTCCACTCACAAATGCAATCATACTTAAACCTATTACACTGTATGGAGTAAATCGTGCAATTAAAACAATAAGTATACCTAGAATTAAAGTCGAAAGTATTTCAACAGTTTTTGCCCAGTAGGGTCGTTGTATGTGTTCACCATCTAGAACTGTTTGTAATGCTGTAGCCATTGCGTCATGTGCGTATCTCTCACCTGTTGGTGATGCTACAAAACCACCTAGTCCTTCAGCAGTTACACCAATAATAACTGTTCTTCCTTCAAAATCTTTATAATCGTCAGCTGCAACAGTTTTCTGTTCAAACACTTTGTTCCATCTCAACCAAATTCTTGCGTTCTGATCTGTTTTAATAATTGGTAAGCCTGGCACACGAATAGCTTCAATACCACCAATATTTGCTTTTGCCTGATAACTTGTTTGTCCTGTTGCAACACGCATGACCTCAACAGGAATTGATGGATAAATTTCATAAGCGACATTCATATCATTATCGACATGAGGTGATGCCATAAGCAAAGGTAGTCGTCTAACAACACCATCAATCTCTGGAACAGTGTTAATTACACCAACACCATCTGAATTTAGTATTGGGCCTAACATTCCATTCCACTTATATAACCAGTAAGACAACTCTGGAAGTTGTGGGCCTATTTTTGCAACTCCACGAGAGACTGCATTTTTGTTGATTTGATTTGTTCCTGTTTGAGCTATGACAACGTAGTTATCTTGAAGTGCTTGTTGAAGATCATCATCACCACCTAGTCTATCTTCCTCAGAGAATAGTATTGGTAATACAATAACACCAGCACCATCTTCTCTAAGTTTCCAAATAATATCTGCAAGAACATCACGTTTCCATGGCCATTGACCATACTTCTCGATAGACAATTCATCTATTACAAGAACGCCAATGTCCTTTGATACTGTAGGTTTGTCTGACTGTTGAAGTAAGTCAAACTGTTTTAGTCGTGCTATCTCTGTGATAGCAGGGTCTTGAATGTGTAGTACGAATAAAAGTATAACTGTGACAAGTGGAAATAACCAGTGTGTAATTATTTTATTCATGTAATTGGACAAAATACTCAGCATCAAGCACAACCAGTGGCGTTTTACCATTTTTCTTCATGATTACGATAGGTTCGTAATCACCAGAATTTGATTTTGCTTGTTCGTAAGCCTCCCAAACATTTAATTTTTCAACATTTTTACACTCTATTGAGTAGTCAAACTTTTCTCTAGCAGCTCTTGCCATGATTAAATCTTCACCACTCGCTCCCATTGAGCGAGATTCTATGTCCTCTGGATGTATTTCTAGTTTTTCTATAAGTAAATTACGAAACCACTGTTGTAATCTACGACCCTTTGCTTTTGCACTTTGTGTTTTCACTACCATTCCTCATTATCTAATTCCTCCAACTCGTCCATTTCAAAGTCATCAATCTCAGAACCACAAAATGGACAATACTCTACAGAGTATTTATCATTCATATCATGGGAGATTTCAAAATCTGCATCACAATTTATGCAAGTTACTCTTGTTTTTGTCATTGAACTGTCCTTGTGTAAGCGTCACTCCATGTGCCTGTCAGACCTGCCACCTCATATTCTGTGACTCTCCCCTCAAAAAAGTTTGTGTGGTCTGCACCATTTAATATCCACTCAAGCCATGGTAGTGGATTATTCTTGACTTTAAATGTTGTCTTTAATCCTAACTGTAGTAATCTACGATCTGTTATGTAGCGTATATATTGTTTTACTTCCTCTGACGTTAGACCCTCGATATTACCAATACCATAAGCAAGATCAATAAATTTATCCTCTAGTTTTACAATGTCCTTTGCCATTATATAGATTTCTTTTTTGAATTCGTCATTGACAAGTCTTGGATGTTCTGCACAAAATGCTTTAAATAGTTTTGAGTTACCCTCAACATGCATAGACTCATCACGAATTGACCACTCCACGACCTTACCCATACCTTTCATCTTTCCATACTTTTGAAAGTTGAGTAACATCACAAATGATGCAAACAAAGCAACACCCTCATTAAATACAGATTTTGCTAATGCGTGTGCTAAACCACTGTGTGTGGATACATCAGATTTCTGCATGAATTCAATTTTGTCTGCCATCTCTTTGTATTCCAAAAAGGCATGATATTCTTCATCAGGTAGACCCAACGTATCGTTGAGTAATGCATAAGCACGTTGATGTACTCCCTCACGACATGCAAATGAACCCAACATGTTTCGTACTTCATTGTTCTTAAAACGTGGTATGAATTGATCATAATAGTTTTGACCTACAGCAACGTCTGACTGTGTGAACAATCTAAGTATGTTCGTAATAAAGTCTTTCTCAACTTCGGTTACTTTGTTTGTTTTCCAATCTGTCATGTCTTCTGATAGATCAATCTCATCTTCAATCCAATGTGCCTTTTCATGACGTACTGTTAAGTCAACCGCAAAAGGATAGAAGAATGGTTTGTATGTTTGTGATGTTGATGTAAGACTACCACCTCTTTGTTTTAAAATGTGTTCTTGTTTTTTTAATAACTCAGTGTACCCACCAATACGTTCACCACCAATAAAAACTTGTGGAACAGTATTGATCTGTGGTAATTTCATACCTAGTTGCTCTTGGCTGTGATTGATTCGTTGAAAAAATGCAAGACGTTCTTCTTCATTGTCCATGCAGTGTTCAACGTAATCTATGTTAAATTGTGAAAACCATTGTTTTGCCTCAACACAAAAAGGACAGTCTGTTTTAGTATAAATTTGTACATTCATATGATTCTCCTAACCTTGACAGCTTACACAGTCCTCTTGACTTTGAGACTCAGTGTAATCTTTAAGTTTGTTTAATTTCACTTTTTCAGAAACATTTTCAGCACGATTAGATGTTTCTGTTCTCAAATAATATAAACCCTTACATTCTTGTTTCCATGCGTTCATGTGAACATCATGAAGATATTTTCTTGAGGCCCCAGCTGGGAAAAATAAGTTAAGTGATTGACCTTGACACAAATACTTTTGTCTATCACCACCCAACTCAATGATTACGTTTTGATCTATTTCAATTGCTGTTTTAAATACGTTTTTGATGTGGTCATCTAAAAAATCTAGATGTTTAATTGAACCTCCATTTGTGATGATGGAAGTCCAAATTTCTGGTGTATCCATATTTACCTTTTCTAGTTCCTCACGAAGATAGATATTCTGTATAAGATGTGACCCAGCCCTTGTACGATGGGTGTACGCATTTGCTTTATGTGGTTCAATTGATGGAGAACAACCAACAATCATAGAACTATTTGCATTTGGAGCAATGGCAAGTAAGTGTGAATTTCTACGACCTGTTCCTTTCATGTCTGGGCACTCACCTTTTTCAGTTCCCAAACGAACACTTTCCATAACAGCCTTTGATTTAATATTACGAAATACCTCTTTATTTAATTTCTTTGCTTCCTCTGAATCAAATGGTATACGATGTTTTTGTAAAAGTGAGTGTAAACCCATAGCACCCAAACCAAGCGATCTTTCTTGTTGTGCAGAGTATCTTGCTCTTGACATTGTGTCTGGACAGTTTTGTATAAAAAACTCTAACACATTATCCAAGAAACGAATTAAGTCAGGAACAATATTAGTATCCTTCCACTCGTCATAGGTCTCTAAATTTAGAGATGATAAACAACAAACCGCTGTTCTATCTTTTGAAGTTGGTAAATGTATTTCGTTGCATAAGTTAGACCCATGTATTTTTAATCCATTGTCTTTCATTGTCTGTGGTAAATGACGATTTGCAGTATCAATGAAGTTCACATATGGTTCACCAGTTCTAAATCGTGTCTCTAATATCGACTCCCATAACTTTCTTGCTTTGACTGTAGCACGAACTGTATTGTCGTTAGGGTCGATTAAATTCCAATCTAGGTCTAAGTCCACTGATTCCATAAAGTCGTCTGTGACGTTAACTGCGTGGTGTATATTAAGGCATTTACGGCCTACGTCACCTGTTGGTATACGAATGTTTAAAAACTCTGTGATGTCAGGATGAGAAACATCTATGTAGGCTGCATATGACCCCTTACGAGTCTTACCTTGACGATATGCAATCATGTCTGCATCAACAGTGTGAAGAAATGGTATTGGGCCTGGAGCAATGTCAGAAACAGAACGAACTTCACCCCAGTGGCCACCTACACCGCCACCCTTCACAGACAACCAACGTAGTTCTGAGGTGTGTTCTATCAATCCCTCTAGGGTATCTGGTACATAGGTTAAAAAACACGATATGGGTAAAGCTTTACACTTCTGACCATGTTGTGGTGCGTTAGACAAAACAGGTGATGCAAACATGAACCACTTGTTAGAGACATAATCATAAATTCTTTGAGCAAACTCCAAATCCCCATCGCAATACGCTCGAGCCGCACGAGCAAATGCCATTTGCGGTGTGTCCTCGTTTTCTAAGCAGTAGTAGTCGGTGAGTAATTTGGTAGCCTGTTCTGAAAGTATGTTATCTTTGTCAGTTTCGATCTGAATTCCAAGATAAGATTTTTTCATTGAGTTCTACCTTTTTCCAAAAAATAAATTTAGTCTTTGCCATAATACCTTGATAGGTATTCTGATCAATCATTTGTTGTATCTGATGTTTTGTTTTACCAGATAAAACCATCTCGTTTATGTCCTTTTCTTTTACATCCTCTGGCCACAATACCACAGGATAACCTTCTTCAATAAAGTTTGCAACTTGTTTTACAATCTCTTTGTTGCGTGGTTCATTGTCAGGTATTAATATCACATTATCTTTTTTTACTCTTAAATCAGACTGAGCAGTAGCAATACAATTATCCAAGAACAAACTATCAATCGGGCCTTCAACAACATAAACTTTTTTATTCCAGTTTACATGATTGAGTCCGTAAAGTTTGTCTTTCTCCTTATCTAAGATGATTGTGATATATTTAAGTTTTTCGTTACCAAACGCTCTACCTTGAAAGGCAAATAGTTTGTTGTTCTCATCAAAAAAAGGTATGACCAATCTAGGATGGTCATCACTCAAGCTTGAATACTTATTCGGTATAATCGTGTTTACCCATGCAAAAAATTTAGGAGCATAAAATAATTCAAAATGACGATCAGATGGTATCTGTCTTTTTTGAACATATTTTTTGGCAGGATGCTCGTGACTTAATGCAGAAATCTTTTTGAGAGTTTTGAGTGAACCACTACTCCTTTTATCTAGATTGGGTTGATTGTTAAACTTGACTACCGAGTCAGTATTCTTATTTTTGTATCGTTCCAGTATATATTCATTATAAACTCTTGAGTCCAAATATTTCAGAAAATTTTTGAACCCAGCACCAACACCACAGTTGTGACACTTATATATTAAATTGTTTCCCTTAGCAAAAATATAACCACGAGCTTTGGTTTTATTTGTTTGGGAGTCTCCACAATAAGGACAAGAAAAATTCCAGAGAGTGTTATTTTTTCTCTTGAAATTTCTTAACTTAGATGAAACGTATGAAAGATATTTTTGTTCTATATACATGTTGGACATCATACTCTATTCCAACATGTTTTGTCAAGGATTATGTGAGATACTTTGTTGCCGATTGAATGATAAAACCAACAACGATAGCTCCACCAATAATCATATATCGCCATTTATCAAGTGAGCTAATGTCCTCTTTTAATTTAACTAATGCTTGAGTTTGAGACTGATGTTGCTCTGTCATTAGAGCGGTGAGTTCTTTTTGTGTGTCTGTAATACGACCATGTAACTCTTTTACGTCTGTATTGAACTCTTGTATTGAACGAGTTTGTAAATCTTCTTGTTGAGTTATTTTTTCTTCATGAACTGCCAACATACGATTGATACAGTTTGATACGTCACTGATTTTACCAATTGCAGTATCCAAACGAACATGAATTTGTTTCATGTCTGCCACTTCTTTTTTTAAAAGTTCTACTTCGACCTGTAAATCTTCCATGACTTTATTTCTCTAGTTCTGTTATTCTTTTTTCTAGTTCATCTACTTTGTTTGCTATATTTGGATACTTCTTTCTCCATTTGTCCTCTGACTTTAATATCTCAAAACCATAACGATCTGCGGCCCAATTATAGAGTCCATCTACTTTTTTGTAGAACCAAAGACCGACAGGTGTTTTCTTGAACCATGTAGCAGAAGCATTACCAATGATGCTACCACTTATTGCTCTTAGTATCCAAACCCAAAACATGATCATGACTCAGAGTTCTTATATTTATCCATTACGTCACTGTCAAGTTTTCTTGGAACTGAATTCTTGATAGCAGCCCAACCAAACAGTCTTACTGCGTTAAAGGCACACCAAATTTTCCAACAAGGAACTTCTGGTTCAGCAGATTGCATTGCTTCACGAAAAGTATAATCAGCATATTTTCTTGCAATCTTCTTTTGTTGTTTGGTTATCTTGTCTTGTTCAAAAGCACCATTTACTTTTTCATATAACACATCATGTATGACTGCTGCTCGAGCAATATCAAACGGAGCAATAAATCCCCAGCAAAAACGTGGAATGGAAGCAAAGTCTGTAATATATCCTTTTGGTGCAGTAATTACATTTGCTTTTGTAATTTTAACACCGCACTTTTTGAACAATTTTTGACCTTCATCACACAATTCCTCAGAATTAAATTTAAGTGGTGTGTCTAGAATCCAATTACGAGGTGGACTAAATTTTGCGTCAATTAAAGAATTAAATGTTCCCACTAGTCATCTCCTTCGGTTTGTGTTTTTGGTTTTACTGCTTCTTCATAATAAACAATGATTTCTTTTTGTTGTTCAACGAATCTTCGTAAGTCTGCCATGTTTAATGCAAGGTTCTCATAGTCTCTAACAGTAACAACATAAAAAACCCACGCCTCACCATTTTCTACTTTATACTGTTCAATGAACTCGTCAAAGTTTTGATCAGTGACAACCTTCCACTGTACTGTGGAAAAATCTAGAGGTTTTGGTCGTGATTGGAGTGGTATGTTTCTTTGTGTTTCAACATACTTTACAACAACCTCTTTCTCTGGTTTTAGTCTTAAAATACTACAACCACTAGTCAATGTCACTATGAACAGTGCCACCACTAATAGACTCAAGTTCGTCAAATAGTTTTTGCGTTCCATTATTAATCCTCTTTTCTATTAGACCTGGCTTTGCATAAGATAACTTAGACAAATCATGTTTCTTTAACTTTGCAATCAAATCATTTTGATATTGTTTAGCAGCATCAAGTCTGTTTCGTAAATCATCACTTAATTCATTCATTCGTTGTGTTTCTGCTATCATGTTGTTCATCATGATTTCATTTTCTTCAGCAACCATTTCTAGTTTTGCATTGTTAGCTGCCATTTGTTTCATTTGATCTTGCATGTGTAGAAAGTATCTAACTCCACCAAAAACAATTCCTGCAACAGCAATCATTATATAAATTCTTATCATTTTTTAATCACCTTTCTCTTTCATAAAAATTGTCCAAGCACCATAACCAATTGCAAAATAAGCAAACAAACCAGCAAAAGGTTTGAAAAACAAAATTGCTAATCCAGCTACGATTAACATTGCACCATCTAAACTAGTTCTTTCTTTAAATCTATTTAGTATCCAATTTAACATAACTATTTCCTTTTACTTTTTTTTCTGTTGTCTTTGTTTTGTGATTTTTTTCATCTTCTCAATGTAATCACGATAAACTTTTGCAGGCCCCATCTTACCCATTACTTTTGCACGTTGTTCCATTGCAATTGCAGCTTGTATTTTATGTGCATGAGTACGATCACTCTTTTCAATCTTTTCAACACTTGCTTTCGCAGTTTCCACATCTTTAAAACCTAATCCATGTATTGTTCCAACTGGATTTTCATCTGTGTATAGATCAGAGTGTTTATCAGAACCAGCGGGTTGTCCTTTCTTTCTTGGAATTCTTGGATTATCTTGTGCTCGAAGATTTAAATCTGCGGTTGGTACATACTGACCAATGCCCGGCCCCATAGTTGTACCTCCCCCAGTGTGAGTGGGGTCAATGTACATCTCGTCCACGAACATACGAAAAGTTTTCATTTCATTGCAATCTTTGCTAAGTTCATAAACTGAGACTTTGAACCCGAACGTATTGCATCTTCTGCTTTCTTTCTTGTCTCTGGTTTAACTTTTTTTAGTAGTGATAACACAAGTGAGGCGGTTGTTAAATCAACCTTCATTGAACCATCTTTAAACTTTAGAGAACCGATTGCTTTGTCTTTTACAATTTTCTCTAATTTTTGAACATTATTTTCTTGAATGTAGTTATTCATCTTACGCTCAAGTCTTTTCTTTCTCTGTGATTCTAACTTTTCACGATGCATACGATACTCTTTTGTTCGTGCATCAAATAGAGCTTTCTTTTTGCGTTGGCGATCTGCAATGACATCAGGTGGAAGTGATACTCCACCACCAGCTACACTATTTGCTGGTGCATCTTCCTCTTGATTACCCTCGTACACATTTCCTGTATAAGGATTTACTTCTTTCCATTTAAGCATCTTTTAAGTCCTCTAAACTGACATAAATTTTTTCTTGGGTTTTATCATGAATAACTGGAAAAATCTCAACACCCAATACAGTGTCTATAGGTGGTTCATCGTCATAAGCAATTACTTTATCACCTTTTTTTGCTCGTAATTCTTCTTCTTCTTTATTTAGAATATCATTGACTAGTACATACTCACCTTTTGGTAACACTTCTCCAAATCCAACGACTTCCTCTGCGATCTCATTGTCAAACTCATAACCACTTTCTTTTAAGAACCTTATAAACTCTCTCTCAAAGACATCAGGGTCATTGACTGATTCCTTAAATGTATCCTTGAGTAGAAAGAGTGCAGCTGCATATGTTCCTAGTTTTGTTCTTAAGCCAGGTACTTTATCAAATATCTTTTTAATGTTAAATACCAACTTATGTAAAACTGTGTATGCATTTTTCTGTTCTGTCGTTGCAAGTTCGACAGCAGGTTTTGTAGATTTTGGTAAACGAACACGATTACCCTTCTCATCAATAATACCTAACTTATATGCATCGGTATCTTTGAAAGGTGTTGTGAGTAATCGTATGAATCTATACGTTACAAATAAGTCAATTGCTCTTCCCATTAGATTTCCTCTAAAATTTTTAACACATTTTTATCGTGTTCGATACTTGGTAATTCTTCTGGTGTTATAGTATTTAGGAAAAGTAAAAATGATTTAAGAACTGAATAGTGTTCTGGTTCTACTTTATAAAGTAGTAGTGTTGTTGCAGCCTCTGAACCAAAAACATTATTGAGAACGATTAGATGATTTAGAACTAATCTTTCCTTTAATATGTTTGTTTCTTGATAGCGTCTGAATAGACGTTTGATGTACTTGAATCTTTTAAGATCATCTTCAAATTCTTTCTCACCTTCAGCCTGAGGATTGTCGTAATGTTTGATTGCATACATTACCACATTTTCAGGAGTTATTTTTTCATACATTACTGAATTTTAGCAGTCAACTTACATGAATTATTTTCTTGCATTTCGTATGAAATTCTAAGTGATAATCCACCCTCTACTTTGTGTGATATTCCATCATCATTTAAAAATTCATCATGTGGTGTGTTTTCATCTTTACCAAAACGACCACCCATACTTGTAAGAGGCAAATCCATAACACCACTATCCTCTGTCATCATTGGAGCTTTACCAAATGAAAGACCAAATCTCATTAATTTTTGACGTAAGGTATTAATTGTCTGTTCTGGTAAAACATGATCAACATCAGCAATACGCCCAATATATGCATTTAATCGTTTGACTACTTCTGGATTAGAAAAATCAGACATGCTGTACCCATAAGCTGCAGGGTCAACTGTGTTTTGTTGATCTGATGTTCCAATATTTTCTTTAATAAACTTGTTAAACGATTTCATACTTTTGCCTTTTTTAAAATGTGGGGAGCGAACTCCCCACATATTTGACTTACTACTAGTTAATGATTAAGTTATATATCTATTAACCCGTGATGGTAGCATCATCGGTTGAAGCACAAAGACCAGATATAAAGTAGTTAGTTGTACTTGAAGAAACGATAGTTATGTCAAGCATCTCTGTGTTGGTGCTTGTGAATGTATCGTGACTACTACCATTTGCAAATATAGTTGTGGTCTGAGCTGCGCCTGCTTCATCTGTGTCCAAGTGCATTACTGCACCAGTGAAATGAACAGCACTGCCAGGGCATTTGATTATGTGATTATCAGTATCAGCAGCACTTCCACCATAAATGAATCTATATACTTCACCACCACCTGTTGGTGTTGGTAATGTATAGGTTCGGTTGGCGTCAACATCTGGTAGAAC